TAGGTAAGGTAAGTTATTAACTATACGTCTCCATATGTTATACGTTCTCTCTTTAGCTGGTAACGAAGTTCCATTAATTGAATTCGAACCGGTTTGCGGAACGCCATTTGAATCTACTCCTAATACATATGACCATAATTCTTGTTGTTGATTTCCTTGTACTAAATTCCAACCAAATTGTTTTGCTACTGAATATAACAATTCATTTGGCATACCTAATTTAGGATTTTCTTCACGATTTTGAATCTTCAACATTTCCCGGATATATGTATAAAGTATATCATAATGTTGACCTAACATTCTAACAAATGTCAATACCGCGTCATTTGTTGAATCAAATCGTATGTATTCTGGAATTGCATATTCTAATGAATTCAAATTGAATGAATCATATTGAGATGCTGAATCAATTAAATTATCATACCATGAAGTAAACTGAGTGCTACTTACCGGATATAATGTATATGGATATGTAGATCCAGATTTAGGTGCTGGTGCAATATAACTACCAGTTAAGTCTGCTATGATAAAGTTTTCTGAGGCAATAGGATATGTAGTTTCAACATATGATGCCGATTGATAGTATAGATATTTTTCAAAACCATCAAAACCACTAACTAGGTTAGTTTTATATGTTTCATATTCTTGTTGATTGCTTTGAGCTGTTGAACCAGATATTTCCGAAACAACTTGACTTTGTGAAGTATAATATTCTAAAAGCGAAAGTTTATACTTAAAATTCTTTAATCGTTCTGTTGCTGAACTATAAAAAACGAAATTATTGAAATCTGAATAATCAATATTCAATTCCATTCCGCTCAAACTACCAGAGAAATATGTATCTACAATTTGTTGTGATGTTTGTGTAGATGAACCTAATAATTCAGTCCATGTTTTAAAATCAGTTTCTGAAGATAATGAAGCATCTGTACGTGCATCCCAATTGGGATTAGCTAATTTTCTAAATGAGCGCTGTATTTGTGCTGCAATAACAGAAATACGATCAATGTATGCATCTTTTTGTTCTTCTACAACCCAACATTTGAAATCAACATCAATATCTGCAGGCAATTCTGATTCTAATTTAACATACAAATATTCACCGATAACAACACTATTGATAAATGATACACAGTTATTTCTGCTAAAATTTAACAAATATGTTCTAAAAAATTGTTCTTTTGTTTGTTTAACGTTTCTAGCAAAACTAGTTATTTGTCGAAGAAACTCTGGATCATCGGCATCAATAGCTCGTAAACGTATTTCACGACGATCTGGTGAAATTTCATCGACGCGCAAATGTTGTTTTTCATAATTACCTATGAGATTCCTAAAGAAATTAACAACGATTCGAAATTGCCCGGCAGTTAGTTTTAATGCTTCAAGTTCTTTATATAAATCAATAGCAACTGGCTGAGCTGGAAATTTAATTGTTCGATTAGTTACTTTATCAACATATGTTGGAATTTTAGACCGCGTAGAAACTTTATGATTTCCTGTTATCCATGTTTCGCCTGAATATATATGCAATTCAATGCGTTGATTTTCACGTTGTTTTGTAATATCAGTATTGAAATATATTGATTCTTCAGCATCGAAACTTAAAAAATTAGTCTTACTACGTGAAAATCGTTCTGCAGAAATACTTCCACTTGCAAGTTTAATTTGGTCGATATTTTTATATTGTGTTAACATTAACTAATCTCTTGATTCCATTCATCGACATTTTTAGATGCATCTGTAATTACCCAATATGATTGAATAGGATTGATTGTGTGATATTCAGTGTCAATATTTTGACCAGCAGTTGCTCCAATTTGAAAATAATCTCCTATCTCGAATTCTTCATTTTTAATAATCAAATCTAAATTTAATGTTTGAACTTCATATTGAAAAATAGATCCGAAATATGTAGGACTTGATATAGAATTATTTGCAAATGGTCCTTTGAATAAACGACTTAAACCTAATTCTGGAGAATTTTTTATAATTGAAAAATATGCAGTTCCATAGCCGGCTGTTACGCTATCAAATCGATGTTCAATCTTAATGCGAAAACGTAAATCGATACCAGAAGACTTAATTTCTTTAGTAATAAAGTATTGATTGGTAGATTTTTGTAATACGCCATCTTCCACGAAATCCATAACAATTCCAGAAAATTTTTCTGCATCTTTAGTAGCAGTAGATGATAATATCCTAGTAGGTTCTGATGGACGATATCGAGCGTATACATTATCTATTTCTGCAGTTTCAACTTCTAAATCTATTTCTACTTCTTCATCTAGAACCGCAGTCGTACTAACAGGAAATTTAAAGTATTCAAAACGAGTATCTAAAACCTTAAGTACAGATTTTAACATGATTTTAGTATCAACTGGTTCAATGATAAGCAATGGATTTTGTGAAGAACTTTCATGAAATATAACATTGCCAGCTTCATCACGCGGCATGATATTTGTATTATTCGATGTAACTGTTAATCCATTAGTTTTATATTTTGTTTGTTGTTGTAAACGCGTTGGATCTAGCAATACTTTACCTAAACCCGTATCAAGTTTTTGTATATTGAAATTTTGTTTAGCCATTATCTAACTACTTTAAAATAAATGTCATCATCGACATATTGTTCCGTAAACCCATCGACAATTTTAAACTGTAAACGATAATATCGCTCCGGCATAAAACCATTCATATCAATGTAAATAAAATTGCTTGTATTATCGCAACTTACTTTAGTATAAATATCATCGTACGGAATAATGACTTCATCTGTAGCAGCATCGATAACTGAATAATATGTAGTTTGTGGTAGTTTATTAACGGTTTGTGTTGGAAACAAATTAGTTGGTGATTTCTGCGGATATTTGTTTCTAGAATATATTCGTATACGTGCTACTTCAGTATCTTTATATTCTGGTTTCATTTTTGTGAATACCGTATATGAATCTAAGTCTGCAGTAGCTAATGAAGAAGAATATTCACTTTGGTCCCAATACATGGTTAATCTAGGAACATATATGGTATGAGTTTCTCTGCTAAAGAAATTTACATATCCAGTAACCGTAGAATCTAATTCATCAGCATCAGAAAATTTAAGCAAGAATCCATTATTTTGTATAGCATAACCACCAGACCCAGAAATCCATAATAATACTGCATCTGTAACATCCATATTTACGTCAGTTGGTCGATAAGAAAATGATTCATTTTCCATTAAACCTGGTTGAGTAAAAAATGATTGATTGAAATTTGATATATTAAAAATACCACTACCAGATTGCCACAACCAACTGCCACCTTGACCACTACCAGATACATATAAAGATGAACTATTAACTTGAATTTGTTGTGAACTAGAAATCCATAAATCACTCGTTTGTGAATCTAATGACCATGATGCTAATGGTTTAGCCCATTGTACTCCATTTGATATAACTGGATTTGAAGAGGCAAAGCCTGTTCCATTGATCCATGGCTGTGCAACTATTTTTGCATCAATTGTATATTCTGCAGGTAAATTTTTTGCATGAGTAGTATAAAGTTGTAACATGAATTTACATGAAGACAAATCTACATTATATTTTTGTGCAGTTGATAAAACTTCAGTGATATTGAATTTTATAACAGATCTAGATTTTAATAAAGAAGATCCATCTGTTCCGTATCGTTTACCAACTTCGAGTATTTCATCTAAACCAGTATTCATTAAACTAGTAACACTACCAGAATCTGCACCTTCGAATAAAGTAGCATCTCGCTCTGCATAAAATATTCTAAACATATCAACCTTTTTTAAATTCCAGAACCTGTACTAATCATCAAAAAACTTCCACTCATCCAAAGTTGACCAATTTCTACTGGGTCTGATGTAGGTAATGAATCCGGATTGATGAATACTGATCCACTTACTGATAATGTTAATTCAACACCAACGTTACCTAAGAAATTTCTAGTAGTACTTGCTGGTGCTGCAACGGTTTCTTTTATGCGAAGTGTGTTAGTTCCAGTATCTAATTCAACTGTTTGTTCATCTGCTTCAGCTAACCCATCAAATTCAGCTGCTATTGAAGAAGATAAATCAGTTACAGGAGTTAAATTGATATTTGATGCATATGAAGCTGTTTCTGCAAAACTTGATGATAATGCATATGAAGCTGATACTGAATTCAACACATATGAAGCTGTTTGAGCTAATTGAACGAATGATGCGGTACTAGCATATGAAGAACTTACTACATTTAATGCATATGAAGCAGTATTAGAAAAACTTGATGAAGTTGCATATGAAGATGATACTGAATTCAACACATATGAAGAACTTACCGCATTTAAAACATATGAAGCTGTTTGAGCTGTTTGAACATATGAAGCTGTTTCTGCAAAACTTGATGAAGTTGCAAATGATGAACTTTCAACATATTCTACAACATACGATGCGGTGCCAATTAAATTTCCATAAATACTGCCAGTAACATCTAAAGAACCAGATATAGAAACTGTTTCTTCTACATTTCCTGTTAATACATCATATAAATCTGATACAAAACTTGCAGAAATTAATCCGCCAGACGTAATTTGTGATCTGTTATTAGATAATACACCCATGATTGTATATTCCTTTTAGTATAAATATACGTGTATTAATAACTTACAACTCGTCCGCGAATGTCTTGTTTAGGAAACTTAACTTCAAAAATACTAGGATCTAAAGATGGATAAATTACTCCATTGCGAGTAGCTCCGGCTAAATCATAAACATTTCCAGAATAACCAAAATCAGAATCATATAAATTAATGAATTTAACACCTACTACACTTTGAACGCCTTTCACATTTGCAATCATTGTAGTTACATCTGATTTCATAATAGGTTGATTGATTTGCCAGCGGTCAATGTTAAAATAATCCGTTACTGTAGAAATGCATTTCAATAAAACTTCATTGCTGTTATAGTTTGGAAGCACGGTGATTTCAAAATCTACACCTATATTGATAATAAATGCATCTTTAATGTTTACAGCATCTGTTAATATGCGATAATAACCTAAATACGTTTTCAAATTTTCTTTAACTGCTTGATTCAATTCAGTTAAATATTTTGATTCATCATATCCTAAAACATACATATTCATTGCTAATGGATTTGCAATACGCGTATCTAATGATTCTTTTTGTGAAATTTGATCGTCTGGAACAATGTATACCTTAGAAACAGATCCAAATTTAGCTGGCATTGAATAAGCTCGAACAACATAATCTTCTCTAGTTACTAAACGGTTT